CGAATATGCCGTCGTACATTTTACGACGAGCTGGTGTCCATCGGGGTTTCTGGGCGTCATCGCCCACCCCCTTCAGTACGGGATCTCCTTTTCGGAGTCCTCGATGATACTTCCTTTTTTGTTCTTTCTTCGTATAAGGAAGAACTTTTAGGACCTCTGTTGCTGCATATAATGTATGGAGCATTAGAGGGGGAAAAGATGTGGGATCACCCATCATCTGCCCAGTGGTCGTCAAGGTACCCGGGAGATCGTTCAAGTCCTGAATCCAATCATCCATAATTTGAATGATTAAATCAGAGACCGAACAATCTTCCCTGTTGAGCCTGTCCATCAATCCTTCCGCATGAAGGTTGATGAGGGGTGCATCAGGGAAGAACTCGAACATCCCTTGAGGAATAAGCTCTCCTGGATCAATATCCAGGAGGAGCTTCTTAGTGCCAAATAACTTATCAAAGTATTTAGCATAAGGGCGAAGCACAGGATAGTGCTCCGTCAAGACCTCATAAGGAGTCCGAGTAAGCCATTCAGCATGGAGATCAGTGGCGGCTTTTGCGTCTTGGCTATACCAAGGACCAAGCTCGCCTGCTAGATCAATATCTAAATGGCCACCAAGGGCCTGAGAGAACCGGGGGTCATTGACCATAATATAGTCAAGGACCCGCCGGAGGATCTGTTGGACCATGTTTGCCGCTGTTAATGAACAGGTTGGAAAACGGGTCTTAAGTCCCTTCTCTTCGGCAGCTATCGGCAGAATTGGTAGGTAGTCTATGTTTTCTAAAACATAGGATACCCCTTTCCGCAGATAGTGCTGCAACGCGTAAGAAGCACCTGGTAATGACTTATTTAAGTCATCCCAGTTGTTACTAAACAGACCGGCTGGGTCACCTTTACCAGGTTGACCATAGCCGAGAATGTAGGACAGTTTCTCTAACCATGACCCGTCATGAATAAATTCATGATCAAGCATGGAGGTAACACTACCTCCGAGGGAATAACCCTCGGTAGAAGAACTTTCGTCCTCGCGTACAGATAAGGCGTAACCCAGCAACACTAAGTGTTGTGTCCCGGTTACGTGCCCACCAGTGAACCTGGGATATCCCAGGCCTGCATTGGCTGAAGGCATAGTATATAACTCAGGTTGGCCTCTTTTAGGCCTCCATCGGGTGATATACTCCCTTATGAAATCCCTCCAATTCGGAGGTTCAACGGCAGGTTTAGAGGTTAACCTCTGAACAAGCCCATTGATCCCTTCCGAGTCAGGAGGAGCTGGAGGTAGAGCTCTTGCGCCAAAACTGGCGGTAAGAGCATCTATTTTTCTACTAAATCGTAGAAGCCTCCCTTGTGGGAGGGGGCCTCCGAAGTACCAAGCTCTATTAGCTTGGAAGACTTCCTTGGCCCGCCTAGCGGCTTCT